TCATCCGGCTTTCGGCTGTGCTGGCGCGCGGGTTCAAGGATCGTCTGGCGAACGCCTGCCGACACCCGGCTTGGCTTGCCCTTGGTGAAGATCAGGCCGATTTCCGAGTCCTGACGCAGCCATTTGTCCATCCCCATCTTCGGCTTTTCGGGGTCGCTCTTTTGGGTCTTGACCCAATTCAGGCCAAGGCTCTTGAAGGCGAAGCCCCACGCACGGCCAAGTTCTAGGGCTTGGTCGATATGCGATGAAATCGTCCACATATGCAGAAGGCAATCCTTGGCCGCGATTTCGTTCACCGGCAGGGCCAGCAACTCTTCGCGCGTCATGCTCTTATACGGCGCTTCTTCGGACCTGTGTGGCACGGTCCCTTCGACGGGCTTGGAATACGTCTTGTAGGACCACGGGGGGTCAGCTTCGATCAGACCGTAGTGCAGCCTGTGCAGCCCTGCAAGCGGCCCTGACCGCACGATGGGGCCTTTCCCCTCGACCGGGGCATGTGGGCAGTCTTCGGCGGCGTCTGCCGTCTTGCAGCGGCTCTTGTCTACAAGGCCGCAAAATTCGCAGTGTGGTTCGATACTCACAATAGGGACTCCGCTTCTTCATCTAGTTCCGGGGCCGCTACTGGCGCGGCCAATCGCGCAGTCCCTTGTTCAAATTCGGTAAGGGCGCGGTTATACGCCGTGGTGACATTGTGCGCCACAGAATGTCCGTGTGGGCCTTTGTTGGTTGGCCCCGAAACAAAGACAACGTATTTCTTCGGGCCGTCTTCGCCTGTCGTGCTTTTGTATTCACACGTTATTTTTCTGCATCCGGCAAAATGCGCTTCGGCAATTCGCTTCATCAAGTCTTCGGTTTTTGCCATGTCAGGTTTCCTTAGAGCAAATCTAGCGCCTCATCGTCTAGGTCATTTTCCGGTGGTAATTGAGGGCCGTTCGATAGAGCGCGTTTCATAGTTTCCGTCAAATCGTGACCGAAGTAGCACTGGAACCCATGGGCCGTTCCGGTAGGATCGTCTAGTCTGGTGGATACGTTAGCACCATATCCATTTGACCCATGACCAATGTTGACGCAGCGAAGGCCACGCGATTGCATGGCCTTCTCAAGTTCGGAAAGTGTCACCGCATTCCCAACGCTTCCAGATACATATCCAGAACCGCCTCTTCTTCGGCAATGTCATCGGCGTCCCGTTTCCGCAGGGCGATCACCTTGCGCATGACCTTCACGTCATATCCACGGGCCTTGGCTTCGGCCATGACCTCTTTCTGTTGTTCCGCGATATCCTTCTTCTCGGATTCGAGTTGTTCGAACCGTTCGATGAACTGGCGCAGTTCCCCGGCGGTGACTCTGTAGGAGTCCACCGGGCCATCGTCGGCCCCGGCATTCGGGCGCGGCTTGCCATCGGACGTGTGGGCCGTTCCCAGAATGTCGTCGCCGTCAGCGTCGGGCTGCGTGGGTGCTTTCTTCGCGGCCATTACAGGAGTCCCCCGTCATCGAACTCTTCGTCGGCAGGCGGTTCTTCCTGCGCGTTCACGATCCGGGTCAGTGGCACCAGCCCGTGATCCTTCTTGAGCGCCGTGAAGTCGGCCCGGTTCACCTTGGACACGCGGGGGTCGTCGGGAAGTGGTTCGCCGCCCTCGACCTCGAAAACGAACTGGTGTTCTTCGTCTTCGAAATGCCAGAACGATTTGCCCTTGTAGGGTTTCTTCTTCCCGAAGACGATGCTGTATTCGCCCGGTGCCACATTCAGCCCGGCTTCTTCTTCTTTCTTGGCCTTGGCCGCTTTCGGGGAGTTCTTCGGGTGGACCATCGACTCGCCATCGGAGTCGTCGCATTCCTGAACCCATTCGTCCAAGGACAACGCCATCCCGTTGCCGGTGGTCAGATCGAACAGCTTCTTGTCTTCCGCAATGACCACGAAGGCTGGCAGGTGCAGTTCATTTCCGCCAAGGACGATGGGGGTCATAAGCGTGGGCGTGACGCGCCAGCCGATGACCAGTTGCGCGTTGGTGCGGGCACCATTCTCTTCGCCGCCATACGTGACGTAGCGGGTGCCGGGTGCGGCGGGGATCAAATGTTCAGGCATTGTCGGAAACTCCATATCTTTCCTGTTTCAGTTCAGCGATTGCGTCCACCAGAAGGTGTGCGCAGACGTGGTGGAAGTTCGGGGCTACAAGGGCAGGGTCGCGGGTTGCCCATGAGTGCAGCGCCCGCAGGGTTTCCCCTTCCAGAAAGGGGATGCCATTCTCTTCGATGTATTTGTTCATCGGAATTGCGCTGCGGGCGATGATGCGGACGCCATGCTTGTCAATCTGTGTGGCCCGTATCAGCGCGATATGAGCGGCCTTGTCCAAGTCTTCGGCACCGCCTTTGTCAGCATGTCGGTGAACGTATTTCAGGATCGAATGAACCGCCCCGTCATAGTCATTCGCCAACGACATTTCGAAAGGCTGTATCTTCATCGTCTTGTAATGGTTGCCGCCGTGCTGCACGTCCATTGGACTCGGGTTGTGCGTTGCCACGATTTCCGGGGGCCATGAGTCGCCGTCGAAGACACCGCTCAAGGGACCGGCATTTGCGACCCGCCAGCATGAACCCCGGCAGTTGTGGTGGCACGTTCCCCCATCGGGGCAAGCGTCGGGGATTTGGGTGCCCATCATAATGTCGAGGGCTTCGTTCGATCCGATATGTGGCATGGTTCAATCCTTGCAGGGGGCGTCTTTACCGCCGTTGAAAACATATTCCTTCCAGCCGATCCAGCACCAACGGCCATCGCGGTCCTTGAGGAAGCCCCACTTGCGCCGCGCAGAGCCGCGCCAGACAAGGGTTATGATGGTTCCCGGCACCTGACGCCAGTGATTGTCCACAGACGTGCCCGCAGGCCGCGCTGCGCGCCCTAGAACGCGGTGGCAATGCTCTGCGGGCCTGTGGTGCCAGCGGAAGGCGCGCACGATCTGGCGCGTCTTGTAGAACCGCTGTGGTCGCGCTGGCGGGCCATCCATCGTCATGTGGTCTATGTAGACCGGCTGGCCGTCATCATCGTTGTGGGCATGGACACGTTCGACCAGCGGGTATTCCGCGACTGTTTCACGCACGGGAAGCGCGACCTCTTCCACGTAACTGGTCAGCGGGAAGGTCCAGAAGTCCCACGGATGATCGTGGCAGTCAGGATCGTTGTCGCCCCGGTGGAAAATATGCAGCCGCAGCCGACCGAACCACACGCGGGTCATATAGTTGGTTTCGTGATCGCCCTCGACCCCGGCGATCCTGTTGAAGCCCATGAAGCGCCCGGCGCTACTGGCCTTTGCCGTGTATGGTTTGCGTGAGAACATGCCCATGTCAGTCGGCCCCCTGCACGTCAATGGACATGACCACATAGCCGGGTTCGATGCCCATCTGGCCACCTGTCAGTATCCATGAGATTGTGGCCAGCATGGACCGGCCTGTGTATTGTTGCTGCGGCGTTCGTGCGTTCGGGTTGAACTCGCGCAACCAGATCACGTCGCCCTTCTGGAATCCCCGATCATCGCGGCGCACTTCGAAGGTCTTCACGCCCCGATACACCGGATCGAAGTAGGCGGGCACGGTTTTCAGTTCATGGTCATGGGTCGGCTTTTCCAACATTGGTGGGTTCCTTATGTCAGGTTTTCCGGGTTTCCCTGACATAAGGCTGGCCGTATGTTAAGGAATCCCGATTATTGCAACACGTCGCTGGTCAGTTGACTTCCTTCCAGACCGAACTGCCGTCCTTGGTGCGGCACGTCCCGTCCGTGTTGTTGTAGATCACGGCGTCTTCCGGCAGGTGCTTGTGGCAGATCGTATAGACCCCGCCGTCGCCTGCGGGGCTGTTGGCTGGATCGGCCATGAACCCCTTGCCTTGCTCATACTGGTCGCCCACGCTGTCTTCCTTCATGCAGTGGTAGCACTGCACCCGGTCGCCGGGGGCGATATCGTAATACTGCGGGCGACGGTCTGAGCGGGCTGGTGGTAGCTGTGGCGGCTTCTGGCCCGGCGGTAGGATAAGGCGGCTCATTTCATCTTCCCCAATTTCTGCATGGCGTGGTCGATTGCTTGGTGCGGGCTGCAACCCATCCGACGCGCGGTGTCGAAGTCCGCATGGATAAGGCCCAAGGCTTTCGGGCTTTGCACAATCACGCGCGCTGCGGCTTCTTCAACCTGCCCGTCACCGGACACGATGTTTGCGACTTTTTCAAAAGCCATCGTCTTCATCCTCTTCTGTTATGAAGGCCCATTTGCCTTCTGGTGATTTCT